GCTGCCTTGATTGTTTGCCTCTATTCGAGTATAGTCAGCGTTCAACTCCTTAATCTTAGCTGCCACCATTGGACAAGTTATGTCTATTGTGTCTTGTGTGAAAATAGCGTCTGTGATGTATATCTTGCCATCGTATATCTTCGCCCATAACGCGCATAGGTAATCGCTACCTTCATCGGCAACATCGACATAACCAAGTACGCTTTCCGCTTTACCCGTTGGCAACTCCTCGAAGTAGTTGAACTCCGTCCGCTTGAATAGTGAGCCCGTTAAACTAACCTCCCAATTACCGTTCACGAATACATCGTACTCGTGCGCTGGCATATTCGCCTTCAATGACTCAACGTAATCTTTTGGAATGTGTGGATTGTCGCTAATCTTAGCTGGTATGTATGCCCATGTTGGCGGTAGTGTGTTATCCTTCCATTTATCGTATATCCTCGACTTAACCCAACCGCCCGAAGGATTACACGTTGCTAAGATTTGAATAGGGCAGTTAGGCGAACCCGTCCAGCTTCCACTTCTCTCGATCACCTTGTTTAATGTTGCCTCTTGTAGTTCGTTTATCTCGTCTAAGCCAGCGCCATTTATCTCAAGCCCTCTAAACCTATTTAGTTCTTTGTCGGTATCGAATGATTCAGCTAAGAATATTATTTGAGAGCCATTAGTAAAGGTTACGGTCATCGTCTGTTGATTGAACTCTTTAACGTATTGCTGAAAGCCGTCATCTAATAACCGCTGGAAGGTTACTAAGATTGTTCTACGAAGTGTTGGCAATGATTCGCGAACCACTAACCATCTACTCTTATCGTATTTAAAGCAATTAGTAAGTAAACAAAGCAGCATCCAATAACTTTTTCCACCTCGAATTCCGCCTCCGTATAAGGTGAAAGTCTTACTATCAGCTATTTTTTTTGCTTCCCTTTGCTTTTGGAATGGTGTTATTTTCGTCTGTTGTTTCATCTGTTTTCCAGTCTATGATTATCGGCTTGTTAATCGCTTCACCATTCGTTGTAACATCGGTATGATTCATTGATAACTTACGATGTTCTTCTGGCGAAGATATTAATTTCATTAAAGCCATTTGAAGCACTGGTGCATCGGACTTATACCACTTGGCGCGCATCGATACCTTCAACTCTGTTTTGTTCTGCTCTAGCAAATCTTTTAGTTCGTCCATTTTATCCATTTGCCACTCATAGAATGTACTTCGTGCAATAGGTATAAAGGCTATAATATCATCAGTAAAAAACAACTTATGTTTTATGATTGCTGCCTTTGCTTGCTCTAATATTTTTTTCTTATCGTAAGCCATTACTTATTTATTAAAGATAGAAATTCGTTTCTTGCATTTAGATTATCTTTAAACACTCCAATCATTTTGCTGGTTGTTGTCCACGTATCGTGCTTCTTTACGCCTCTCATACACATACATAAATGCTGCGCTTTCATTGTTACCGCTACCCCTATTGGATTTAATTCTTGTTGTATTCTTTCCGCTATCTGCGTAGTAATTCTTTCTTGATTTTGAAATCTGTTAGCATACAAATCAACGGTTCTTGCTAATTTTGAAAGTCCAACTATTTTCCCGTTCGGAATGTATGCCACATTTGCAACTCCAAAGAAAGGTGCTACGTGATGTTCGCAAAGAGAATAGAAAGGAATGTTTGTTTGTATAATCATTTCGTCTGTTCCTTCCGCATCGAAGGTAGTAAAATTAAATTCCTTCGGAGTTAAAAACTCTTTCAAAAACTTAATATATCTTTTAGGTGTTTCTTTTAGTCCTTCTCTATTTGTGTCCTCACCAAGATACTGCAATATTCTTTTAAAGTTTTCTTCAACTGGTATTTCCTCTTTAACTTCCCACGGAAAGGTAAGCCATTTATTTCGTAGGTCTTTTTCCGTTATCTTATCAAATAATCCTATGAATGGTTTATTATATTTAAGATATTTTTCTTTTGTTTCTCCGCTATCAATTAAGTCATCAATAATAACGTCTGCTTCTTCTATTGTATCAACTGGGTTTAACATTGCAGCGATGTACTGCCCTCCTCTCGGCACTCCGTAATACTTTAAACTTTTATCAAGTTTATTTACTCGTTCGTTTATTTCCTTCCAGCTTATAAAATATTCCATAATTTATGATTTTGTAGTGATAATTTGAATTGTCCATTTTCTAAACATAGTTGAATGCAATGTTTTAGGTTTTCGCTGTTAATATTAAACCCGTCAGAATGCGGAGAAATCCAGTAATTCTCTGCTTTAACGCTTGGTTCTGGTATCGCTTGCCCTTTATGTCTAACGTATCTTAATTCATTTACTCCGCGCGGAAAATTCTTTTTTACAATATGTTCAGCAACTTTAGGTGATACACAAATAAAGTCGATGCCGTTTGGTACTGGATTTAGTCCGCTGGTTTCTATTGCTTGATAATAACCTAACTCTTTGAAGTATGTTACTATTTCATTTGTTAGTTGGTCAGTTGGTTCTCCTCCTGTCCATGTTATTTCTTTACATTGCGACGCGTTATTAATGCACCATTTTTTAATATCTTCCAATGATATATTTTTTCCGCTTTCAAATTCTGTATCACATTTAATGCCCGAAGCGTAGCAAGCAAATTGCGCTTTACAACCAGTCAATCTAATAAAGATTGTAGGTGTTCCTATTCTTGCCCCTTCGCCTTGTAAGGAGTAAAATATTTCACTAATTTTTAGGTTCATATATTATATTACTTGATTTTGTTTCTGCTATTTCTATTTTTACTATTGGCAATTCTGTTTCGTTTTTAATTCTTGTAAATAACCACACTGCCATGTTCTCTGCGCTCGTATCGAATGGTAGCTTGATAAAAGGTTCATTTTCTAATTCTAACAAAGCACATAACGAATCATTTTCGTTCAGTATTAAATAATGGTCATATTCTTTTATAATTTTTTCGACTTTGCTGTCAATATCACAAAACAATATCCCAATCCCATTCACTATCTCTTTCGGCTTTATATGGACTACTACATCGTAAGTATGTCCATGTATCCTTCCGCACTTAATTCCCGCTTCTTTGTTTCTATGAGCAGCGTAAAAATGATATTTTTTTTCTATTATCATATCCAACCTTTTTCTTTTGCTTCATAAAACCCTTTTGCTCTTAATTCGCTTGCTGGATTATCTATTGTTCCGTATCCCCATTCGTTTAATTGACTACTGCCATTGTAATCTGTCATGGTGTCATTTATTATAACATCTAAAATATTTAATTCTTTAGCCATTTTCCACGTTTCAGCCTTTGTTAAGTACATCAATGGAGTATGTATTCTTAAATCTCCTATACCTAATCCAAGACTTAACGATAATTGTACCGCATCAATAGTACTTTTTCTACAATCAGGATAACCAGAGTAATCAGTTTGACAAACACCAGTTATTATATCACTTGCACCTATTTCAGCACAGTAACTACCTGTTATGGTAAGGAATAATAAATTACGCCCAGAAGTAAAAGATGCTGGTAATTCTGAATTTATTTTACTTTTTTCTTTATGGTTGCTGTGTTCTGTTAAACTACTTTTTGCCAGTAATCCTTTTACGTCAAACACTTTATATTCAACCCCAATTGAATTAGCAATTTTTTTCGCTTTTTCTAACTCAATGGCGTGCATTTGCCCGTAATCAAAACCTATTGCATAAACATCACTAAAATGTTTTTTTGCCCAATAAAGACAAGTTGTAGAGTCTTGCCCTCCTGATAATAAAATAATTGCTTTTTTCATATTATAAATTTATTTCTGAATATTTTGAAAATTTAACCCATTCTGTAAAATTATGTATTGCTACTTCGTTTGTTTTTACTCTTTGTCCTGCTATTTTATTTTGCTTTTGCATTGTTTTACCATCAAATAAATAAACTGCTCCGAATTTGTTACCACTCAACCAGCTTGTACTATCTACGGAATAAAATTTATATTTTTCCCTCCCTTTTAAGTTTGTAAACCCTAATCCATGGACTTTACAATTATTTTCCCTTGCTATTTTTAGTAAAGGCAAAAATATATCGTATTCACTTCTTTTTATTTCTTGAGTTACAATTCCCCCAATGGCAATATAATCATAATCTTTGCACATTTGTTTCCAATAGTCTAAACCTCTGCTTTTATGCCAAACTGGAATACATTTTCTTTGAGCCGTTTGCTCTAATAAATCTCGTAGCCTTTCAACTTCTTTTAATCCAACTATTGGGTCAATATCTAATTCAAAAAAATTCTTAACATCGTGTTGTTTTATAAACTTGCCGTAATTAAGTACATATTCTTCCCAGTTAATAGATTTACCCTTTAAAGAAGTCATAAAAGTAAAAGCACCGCTATCTAATAAAAATCCTTTAAATTCTTTAAATAAAGGAAATATCCATTGTTGTTTTAGAATATAATGATAACTTTCAAGTATATATAAATCGGATAATAAGATATTCTTTTTATAAAAAGGATTCTTTAAAGTTAAATCTTTATTAATTAAAGTTGCTGCTAAAAATAATTTCATTTCTTTGTTATAAATATTTTTTAATCGCCGCTCCGACTAACTCATTGCCCATGCTTGCTAAATATAATTTCATAAATTTTTTCCATTCTTTGATTAAATTACCAGTTACTCCCCCTGCTAAATAAATAATCATAAGCCTAACAATTTAAAAAATATTTGCTCTTTGCTGCCTGAATGTTTCTTTAATGCTTCTTGTACTGCATTAAAATCATCTTCGGTATATTCTAAGGTAATTT